AATATCTACGTTTGCCTGGTCTAATCCCCGGGCGTTATCGATATCAAATGTGAAATCTAATTGCCCCACGATCGCGCATGGCGGTGTTATTGGTTCCGGGATCAATTCGTAAACGCGAAGGCCGGAGATGGTTTGAAGTCTTGTTTTCAATGCGTCGCGCACTTGGCTTGGTTGCATCGGCATTATTTAGCCAGCCCATTGTTCTTGCGGAATGGTCGAAGCAATGCTTCAACGTCTGCGTCGAGTTTGGCTGTGAGGCGCACTGTGCCTAAGTCTGGACTTCCTGCGATTCCAAACGGCGACTGGCGGCGTGTGAAGAGACGAGCTGCCTGGATCAAGGTTGCCATGTTGATCTCTGCTGGTACTGCGTTCCATCCCCAGACGCCGGTGATTCGGCATGATTGTGGCAAATAATAAGGCCAAACGTAGCGGCCGATTGCGAGAATTCGGTTGACTGGCCATCCGCGCTGTGGGTTATTTACTGGCTCGAGCATATAGTCGCTGGTTGACCAGACGGTATCCCATGTCTGGTTGAAGTTGTCGTCTGTGGCGACTTCGGTAATTGAAACGCTATCGTCCATGTTCATCGTCCACGGATCGAGTGGCGTGTAATAACGAGCGACTGGTGATTGCGTCGTTCCGTTGCGGTAAAAGAAGCGCCCGGTGTAATCGTCGATCATTCTGCTCGTTGCTGTGATCGCTGCTTCGAGTGGGGTGTCGTCCACGCTGTCTGTGATCGCAAGTGAGGCCTTTAATTCGGCCAGGGTGCAATAGGCATTAGTTAGGGCCACGCTTCGTCCTTCTTTCCGGTTTCGGCAGCATTGCTCGTTCTAGTTTGGGATCGGCGGTTGCTGTTTCCTTTGCCGGCTTGCGCCGGGTCTTCTTAATCTTTCCAAATATCATGATGAATCTCTTCCATCCAGAAGCTCTTCTGATGCGGCAAGATTGCAGCTGTGTTTACGTGGATCGTAAATCCGAGCGCCTTTGCCCTTCTGCAGAATAATAAATCTTCGCCGATCCATTCTCCGTTTACTGGCCCATCCCAGAACCAGCACCAGTCTTTGCCCTGGTTTGGATCTGCGACTTCGCGCATCTTCTCCAGAACGCTCCGGTGAACGAGCAGGCATCCTGTTCCTGCTGCGTCAATTTCGAAGACTGCGTTCTTGTCATATTTGTAAAGCGGAAGGAAGCCGTTATCGGAGTCCTGAAATATTGCCGGGACTGGCTTTGGGTAAGGCTTTCCTGGTACTCCAAATCCTGCAAAGACAAGGCCTGCGACGATCGGGCGGTCTTTGTCGTGGGCTGTGTCGATCAAGGCGTCAAATGCTGCAACGCCGAGCTGCTCGTCTGAGTCCAACATAAGAAGCCAGTCGCTGTCGGTCTTCTCTAGAAATTGTTTGACCACTCGATTGCGTTGCTTTGATAAAAGTCCGGAACCCTTGATTCTTACAAATGGCCCGAGTCTGCTGCTTCTTGCTTGCGCAAGTTGGATCAGTGTGTATGCGAATGATCCGTTTACGGATCCTGGATCGCACGAACCGATTGTTACTTTGTGTCCTGACTTCATTTGCTTCCCCCTGTTTGGAAGTGCAGGGCGAGTGACTCGGGGGGTGGGCCACTCGCCCTGCACAATTTAGTGCTTTGCTTCTATTAGAAGCTTGGTGCGCTTAGACCTGTGCCTGAAATAATCGAGGCTGCAAGTGGGTAGCGCTCTGCTGTGTATGCGGCGTAGCCGTAAACGACAGACTTGATTGTGAGGTTGCCAGCGCCTGTCGCATCGAAGCGAAGTGCGAATGGTGATCCTGGCTGCTCCCAGAGGTGAGATTCGCTTGCTGTTACGCAATAGATTTCATCCTGGTTTGTTGTTGTTCCGTATGTTGTTCCGATGTTTGCATCGGTGATGATTGGAAGTCCGAGCATCTGGTATCCGGAGTTTCCGTATGTTGGTGCTCCGCCGACGCCTACTGCGTTCATCGCACCGTTTGCTGCTGGTACAACAAGTGGACGGTTTGTGCTGTCCACAGCTGCGAGCAGGAATGCGAGACGACGTGGGTGAACTACCCAGTGTGAAGGTGAAACGAATGCGTTTGTCTGGATCTGTGCAATCGCATCAGCGAGCTTTGGATAAAGCAGGCCGACTGTTGGTGCTGTTGATGTGAATGTGATGGCGTTTCCACCTGAAGCACGAAGGCCCTTGATTGTGCCGGCTGTGCCTGCACCATTGAGGATCTGTGAGTCGAGTGTTGTGTGCCATGACTTAATCAAGTCAGCGATCACGAATGAATCGATGCCTGTTCCGCGCTCTAGTGCCTGGCGAGAAATATCTTGCTGGCCTGCGATTGTACGGACGTTGATTGTGAGAAGTGTGTCATCGATATCAGTTTCTGAAATTGCATCGTTCTGTGTAACTTGAACGGCTGTTGATGAACCTGTTGTCATGCGAGAAATATTCAGGGTCATTCCACTTGGTGGAAGTGCCATCTTGTTTGTCGCTGCGTCTGCGAATGGGCGTCCTGCGCGTGCTAGTGGAGCTGCAAGGTCGACGAGGTATTGTGGAATTACAAGACCATCGAACTGTGGTGTTCCAACATCGCGGCGCTCGATTGACTCTTCACGCATGTGGCGTGCGAGGCGCTCGTTTGCTGCATAGTCATTTGAGAATTGCGCATTGAATGCGTCCTTCACGAATGATGCACCTGATTGCGCTGAGTATGTGCGCTCTTCGCGTGTGATTGTTGCGCTGCCTGTAGTGCGTGGCATTACAACATCTGAAACTGCTGAGCGGATTTCAGATGCCTTTGCATCTGCATCTGCCTGTGCTTTCATCTTTTCGATCTTTGAATCGAGTGAGCGTGATTCTTCTACGAGTGTATCCACCTTTGTGGTTTCCTCTTCTGTTAGGTCAGTGCGGTTCTCTTCTGCTACTGCTTCGAGAACTGCGTCCATCTCTGACTTAACTGCATCACGACGCTCGATCAACTTATCAAGGAAAGACTTTGACATGTGTTGATCTCCTTCTGATTAGGGTTTGGATCAAAGTGGTGTCACTTAATCTCGCGGCGCATATTGGGTGCGAGAGGCGCTCCGGCTTTGTATCTGCTGATTGCAGCAGAATTCTATTTTATATTGTTGACGATTGCTTGAGCGAGGCGCAGGGTGATTTTGCGTTCCGCTTCTTCTGGACTTGGTTCTGGTAGCGCATCGATTAGTGTGAGTGTCGATGCTTTGTGTCCTACCAATGTATCGGTTGCAACGTATCCATCTCTCAATTCGCGGTAGAGGCGAATCAAAACCGCAGGGTCGTCTTCTTCTGCGTTGATCGTGAAATCTGTTTCTGGAACGTTGAGTGAGCCTTCTCTGACAACGCGTACAATCTTGCCGCGTGCTCTTCCGCCGGAAGAATCCCAAGATACGAAGCTTCCGACTGTATCGACTGCGCGGTCTTCCTCTTCTTCCATGTATGTTGAATCTTCTGAAATTCCGAGAACTGTTTCCAGCATCGATTTTCCTTCGCCAAGATATTCGTATGATTCGTCGATCTTGTCGAGGATTGCCTGAATCACGATCAGGCTTTCGCCTGTGATCTCGCGGCCTTCCTTGATTGCCTGTCGAGCTGCTGCGATCTGTTCTCTGGCTTCGACTGTGGTGGTTGGATAGGCCGGGTAAGTGACGACTGAAACGTCGCCATCTGCCAGCGATAATTCTGTAAGCGTGCGCTCTGTTCTTCCTTCATTCCACTTCTGGCGGATCACTCGGAATGCGAAGCTCATCTGATCAACGTCGCCGCGCTCGACCAGGGTGTAAAGGTCGCGAGCTGCCTGGGTGTTTGGTAGATCGGCATCCATGTAAAGTCCGGTTTCATCTTCCTTAAGTCGAAGCGTTCCGTTCTTTGTTCTTGCTAAAGGTAGCCCTTCGTGATTGATCAAGAGGCGGACATCTGGTGTCTCTGTCAGGGTCTTTCGGAATGCGCCCGGTGCGATCCGTTCAATGAATGGAAGCGGCACACTGTCGTTATTGAAGACGGCCGCGTATCCGGAGAGGCGCATGGTTCCATCTTCTGCCTGGCGTGCTTCTACGTTCTTGATCGTAAAGGTGCGGCGTTCGATTTTCTTTGTCATTTTGCTCCTTGAGTCTTCTTCTGCGTCGAGTGCGTCTATCTTCCTTTGCGCCC